CATTACTGATTAAGGTTTTTAATTTTATTATTTAATTGGTTTACCATTTCAGATATGTTAGCAACGTTCTTTTGTGTTGCTTTCCAGTAATTAATTCCTCCATCTTCACTTAATTCTTGTTTCATACGAGAAGTGTATTCAACAATACGATCAATTTCTTGCAATTTGCGTTTTACTTCACGAATGGCTTTATGCAATTGTTCAGATTTAGTTCTGAATTTTACATCTTTTTTAAATTTGTTATAAGTTACTTCGTTAAGTAATTCTTCTTTAACAATTTTTTCTAATGACTCTTTATACATTTTATATTTTGGTTTTTCAGCTGATTTCCAAATAGCTTTATAATCTCTTACTTTGGAATCACTTGGCATTCCTATAGGTGCTAATTTCATTCCTTGAGATTGAGCGGTTTTTACAGCAGCGTTTGTTTTTTGTCCTTTTTTAGCAAAAGCATAAGGAGTAGCATAAGCTTCTCCTCCACTAGTTCCAGACATTTCGTCTAACAACTCACGCACTAATTGCTTAATGTATTCTTTTAAATTCATTATTTAACAGACTTTAATTCGTCAATCAATTGATAATACTGTAAAAGAGAAATAATATTTTCATCTTTTACATTTTGTGTTTTATCTAATGGTTGTAATAATGTAACTACTTCAGCTAATTTAATTTGAGTAGTTTTGTCAGCTACTGTAGGAATCAAAGAATTAATTTCTTCAGTAATTGTTTTAAAGTTATTGTTAACAAAATCACGTAATTTAGTTGTATTAGTGATGTTATTAATGAATTCTTTTAATGTAAGTTTTTGGCGATCTGATAAAGTAGCGTATTTGCTATTGAATTTCTCCAATAACATACGATAAGCAAGTATACGAGATCCTTTATCCATATTATCAAACTCCTCCATTACACGGTCTTTAACACCTTCTTTATCTACTTCTTTACGAGTAATGTGTTCTAATAATGTAATTTTATTATCAATGATTTGCTGTGGTTCAGTAAATTCTAATGAATTGTGTGCCTCAATTAAATTATATACAGCAGCGTATTGCTTGTAGTTATTGATTTTAGCCTTAAAAAATTCTTCTAAATCGTAATGCTCACGGATTTCCTTAATAATATTATATTTCTCCTTACGTAAAGCAGTTTTGTTTAAACGCAAAGAAGCTTCAAGCGTTGTGTTGATAAACGTTTCGGCTTTAGCTTCAGATAATGATTTAGGCTGGATTAATGCTTGGTATAATTTATATTCTTTAGCCAATTCGGATTTGCTAAAATATTTTCTAACTAATCCAATAGCAGCAGAATCTTTATTAGATACAGTATCAGATGCTATTTGGCGAACCAATAACTCAAATAAGATACCAGTATTCTTGAACTTGCTGTGTTTAATTTTCATAATGAATAGTGTGCACTACGTATAAATATATATTTACTGTATGTCCTTGATATTTCTTTCACTCAATAATGACGGTTCTTGATCAGGTCCCATTACGATTTCCTTGCGAGCTATATTAAATCCTTCAAACAATCCTTTCTGTTTTTTAAGCTCAAACATGGCTTTTGGTGTACCACTACCTTCTTCAGGTGCATTTGCGGTATACAATGATCCGTTTTCAATACTACCTAATCTATCTTTACCTAATGGATCTTTTTGTGTACCTACAATTGATGCTCTTTCTTTAGGACGACCAACATCACGTTTTTCATCATATCCAGCAGGTACAGGACCATCAACGTTCATTCCTGTTCTGCCTTTACCGTACAATGAAGCTAAATCATGTGGTGTGCCAAATGACTTACCAGTTTTAGCTGGATCGTTACCTTCATTCTCGATTTGGGCTAATCTAAAAGCACGTTTTTTATCTTCAATTACTAAATCACGATATTCATCATATTGATCTTCACTGAATTGGAATATATCGTGGTAAATAAAGTCTGAAGGTAATAAATTGGTGTCTTGGATTGATTTAGCTAAGTCAACTTTTTCCTTCCATAATGCTACTTTTTCTTGTTCATAAACAACAGACGGAGTAGTTAATGATAATTCAAAATTGGTTAATGCTTCGCCATCATATCCTTGTACATACAAATGCACTAATGCCATTTTGTATAATTCAGATAATACAATACGTTGGATACGTTCAACTGTGCGAGCGAAGCGAATATCTTCAGCAGCTAATGTAGCTTTACCTTGTAGATCTTTTTCAAATCCAAAGTATGCTTTAGGTACTTTAAGTGCAGCTAACATTTCATCGCGTAGGAACGCAACGTCTTCAATAGCATTATATTCAAGACCTTTAATAGTATCAATCTTAGTTGCAGTATCATTACCACGAGTTGGAAGATAATAATCCTCCATCATGTTCATCATGTTATATCTTAAATTGTACTCACCTGTATTTTGATCAATATGTGGTGTTTTCTTCATTTTCTGCATCACCTTTTGCATATATCCATCAACCTCATTAGGTGGGATATTACCAACATTGATAGTGAATACACGTTTTTCTGGGGCACGTGTGATACGATGCAATAACATTGCATCTTTCATCAAAACATATTGCTTATAAGTTTTACGAGCAGGCTCAATATACGATCTACCATAAGGTAAATAGTTAGCATCAGTTAATAATCTAAAGTGAGCTATTTCGTAGTTTTCAAATTTAATTTTACCATCTCTATCTTTAGCACGGTTGCTGATACCACCAGCAGCGATTACCATTGGATCGATACGGAAACATACATAAGATGGGTTTTCAGGATCTTGTCCTTCCTCACGAACCATATCATAAACTGAAAGTGGTGTTACATTGTAAATACCAAACTTTTCAGCTATTTCCATATGCAAATAAAAATCACCATATTTACACATGTTTCTAGTCCATAACCATAAATTAAATTCGATATTTAAAATATCGTAAAATAAGTTATATAAGATACGTTGGATATTTTCGTCAGCACTTCTAATCTGTAATACTTCACCTGCCTCATTTTTTAAAGTTGATTCATCTGAAATAATATCAAGTGTTGAAGCGATGATTGATTCTGTATCCATTGCTTCATAGTCAGTATATAACTGAATACGAAGTGTTTGATAGTTCATCGTTGGGTTGTACGGCATATTAGCGCCGTAACGATGAAGTTTAGTAAATCTATCTATTAATGCGTTTGTTTTTACGTTACCGTAGGCCTGCATGTTGTCAACATCTACAACTTTCAATTGATTACCGCCAACATTTCTTATAATAACGTCTGTACTGAATAGACGCGTCAACCTACTAAACAAACCTGGTTGTTGATCTGCCATTATTGTGTTTTATTATGCCAATAAATATTTATTACCCTAATATCCATGTTATATCTTCGAATCCCCCACGTCCATCATTAATCATAAATGGATTTTGTTGGCCGTTAGGTATTGTTGGTCCTGCAATATAACCAGTTTTAGTTATATTAGACATCATAGCTCTGTTTAAATCCATGCCCTGCTCATAAAAGCGCATTGCTGTATCACGAGTAAACAAACCTATACCTAATGCCATTACTAAGTCATCATTATAACCTTGTTGAGCTTGTGCTTTACCATTTTGCCAAATAAACACACGTAATTCCTCTAGTAAGCGCTTTGATCTAAACACAAAAGCTCTTTCTCGAATATACGACTCCATTTTTGAGATAACAAGTGGTCTTGTTTTAGCTGAAGTAGTAAATCCAGGAACTGTTTGATCAGATTCCATTTTAGCCATCCACCTATCCATATTCATTTCACCATAAGCACGAGGTGAATAGTATAATTTAGGATAATTTTTTTCTATAATTGTATTTACTACGTCCCAACCTACGTTTGCATTTTCTACTACTAATAAAGCATTATTATATTCAGCAGCAACAGAGACTAACATATTTCCAAATGTTCTAGTATCTATTTGCGACTTATATTCAGCAACTTGTTCACACGTTGTTGCATCGATAACGTGAAATGCTGAATAGTCTGAGCCGTCACCACGGGCAACGTCAGCACAAACTAAATATTGTTTAGTATAATCAGGATATTGCCATATCCAAAAATCTCCACCCATAAAACGGCGTTCCACAGGATCTTGTAAATAAGTTTCTTCATAAAATGTCAATAAATCAGGTTCAACTACTGAATTACCAGATCCTAAAAAGTCACAGTCATATTCTTGAGCGAACTCACGA